AGGACTACCCCGACAACTTCCGCCGCTGCTATCGGCGCGTGAACGCCAACGAAGGAGAGGCTCCGACGCTCGAGGACTGGAAGGCGCGCGCCGCTGAAATCAAGGTCGTTCCCGAACCAGAGCCGCAAGACTACGACTCGGACGTGCCGCTGTTCCAGGTGCCCATACGCGCCTTCGCGACCGAAGACGAAGTGAACCAAGACAAGCGCCAGCGTATCCGCGACAAGGCGCGGGAGATGGGGTTGCTATGACCCTCCTCGAGCAGCAGCAGTGCTTCACCCGCAACGTGGGGCTCCTGATCGGCTACGCATACGAACACGGCTATGCACTCACCTTCGGCGAAGCGTACCGCACCCCCGAGCAAGCCGCACTCAATGCCAAGTCCGGCAAGGGCATCACCAATTCGCTGCACTGCGACAGGCTGGCCGTCGACCTCAACTTGTTCAAAGACGGGCAGCTGCTGTGCGGCGCGTATGGTTACTCGGCGCTCGCCCAGTATTGGCTGACCCTACACTCAGGTAACAGATGGGGTGGCAACTTCACCACGTGTGACTACGGACACTACTCGATGGAGTTCGGAGGCCGGCAATGAGCCAAGCCAAATGCAGCGCATGTGGGGCAATCGTGTTGCGGGTCAAAACGCAGGCTAAGAAGAAAATACGAATCGACGCTGAGCCGATACCGTCCGGCAGCCTCACCTGGGCGAACCTGGCGCACACCCGAGTGCGCTCCTACTGCGACAACGATCTACCCGATCTGCCGCGCTTCGCCATTCATTTCTCAACGTGTCCGAACGTCAAACGCAACAAACAGAAGGAGAAGCCATGAAAAGTAGACGAGTGATCCTCACCATCGAAGTAGACACCGACCTGAAGTTGTCCGACTTGAACTACCTGCGCATTGTCGACGTCAACGTGCGCAGCTCCGGGCACATGCAGCGCCTCGATGTCCTGCAGTCCAAGGCCAACGTCATCGAGTCGGGCAAACGTCCGAAGAAGTAGGCCCGCGCGCCTAACGGTGCCGGCGCGGCATCGCAATGTGGAAGCGGTCGGATGAATTGATCTTGATGCGACGCTTATAGGCAGGGGGCCGACGTACTCGGCCTCCTGTCATGCCTATTGCCGCGAGTACAGCACTTGGGTTTAGCCCGAGATGGTCGCACAGATTCAGAAAAGAGAACGGGCCGCTCCGGTCGTCCGAAGCAAACCACTGTGCCGCCATCACCTGCGCCTTGCGCCGTTCCTCCCCTGGGGCTGTCGCGGTGGCGCGCATGTCCAAACATTGCAGCGCTTCGTCTACTACCGCACACATCAGCTTGCGCTCCGGTGACTTGCTTTCCGTTCCGAGTTGAGACGGTAGCAGCGAGTCGCATTCGCCCATGCGTAGAAACTTCATCGCCGCGCGTTCCAGGTCGCCCACTGTGCCTCCTGGACGGTCACAACACCATCGCCGTTGTAATCGCAAGCAGGGCAAGCCGATGTGGGCACGCTGAGCGATTCGATCCCCCAACACAACGTAGCCTCGAGATCGCTGACGTCTGCGTCGCCGTCGCAATCACCAAGGATCGCCGGCGGCTGACGACATACCGGAGACGACGAGGATCGGTTCAGCATCGCGGTCCACGCCCAGGCCCAAAACAAACCGAGCGTCGCTAACGTCACTACCAGCGCTGCCAGCTCCGCCAATGTCATGCCCTCGTCTGCTTCGTCTGATGGTGCCATGATGTCGCTCCCCTTGCTTCGCGTCTGCGCCTAACGTACTACAGCACGGCATACTATGGGAACGAGCAGAGCGAAGAAAAGTAGAATTGTCGAGTGCGGCTACTGCGGACAAAAACGGGCTGTACTCAGCGGCGCGTACCTACGCTCGTTGCGTGAACGGGCCGGCCATTCGCTACGCTCACTGGCGCTCAAGGGCGGTGTGTCTTACGCTCGCCTGAGCGATCTCGAACACGAACGGCGCAAGCCAACTCCACGACTAGCGGCACTTTATGCGGGGCTGAAGCGATGAACGAACAGCAGACCCAAGACCGGGTAGCGGTAATCCTAGGGCGCATGATCGAAGCGGTCGCCGACAATCAAAACCGCATCGCCACGATGAGCTCACTGCTGGCCAAGGACCTTTCGGATAGGATAGGCGAAGATCCCGAGGCTGTCACCATCGCGTGTGTGACCGCGTCGCTGTTGCTCGCGCGACTGCTCGCCAGTAATCACCCGAAGCTGGTGGAGAACGGCAGACTCGATAAAGAAGGTCTCAAGCGGCTGACTGCCGCTTACGTGTCGTTGGTGGCGGACTCGTACACGTTCGATCGGCTGCAGTAGTTGCCAATCTGCGCAGCCAGGCGTAAACGGAGCATCGCATGGACGAGACATTTGAAATCTTCACCGATCTGTGGTCGGCACTACTCCAAGAGCGCCTCGCGCATCAGGCAACGCTCCAACTCCTCAGGCGCTACGAAAATCGCGCCGAGCAACGCAACGGCACTGGCGGTATCCTCGAGGGACGGTGCAAACTGTGCGCTGACCCGCGCGCCGGTATCGGCCAGGAGTACCGCGCCAGTTGCCCCTGCCAGGACGTACACGGACACCTGAGCGCAGAGGCCGCACGGCTCGCCAAAGAACCCCGTCGCGGCAAAAAGGTCAGCGAAAACCTGTTCGGCGTACCTCCTGTGCCGCCGCCCTTGGCGCCTCCCGAGTGAACTCCGAAGAAACAGACAAGCCCGTCAAGCGTCGCAAAACCAAGCCGCGACACGGCATTCACGGGGTTGCCGCCAAGTACACGCCGCCGGAGCGTGAAGCGATCCGCAACTCACTCACCCTCTGGCACGCCGCCCGTGCCCCTGATTACCAGTCTCCCTACTTCCATCACGGCATCGTGATCCCGCGCATCGAGAAGCTCTTTCGACGCGAAGGTAAGCGCAAGCTGATGCTCGTAGAACCGCCTGGTCACGGCAAGCCGGTCCACGATCAGGGCAAGATGCTCATGCACGACGGAACGCGCCTTGAGGCGCATCAAGTCCGAGTGGGCGATCGCGTCATTACGCACGCCGGTAGATCGTGCGAGGTATCTGCGGTTCACGTCCAGGGAGTCCTGCCGTGCCTGCGTATTTCTACTGCGACAGGACGCGAAACGGTGGTCGCGTTTGACCACCCTTTCCTAACTCCCGGCGGGTGGGTGAAAGCATCGGCACTTCGTCCAGGCATGGTCTTAGCGAACGTTCCTACGCCGCGCATAGGAGGCTCCACAATCAGAGATGAGGCATTTCGTCTGGCCGGATATTTCATCGGCGATGGATGCACGAGATACACCAACGCCGGTGCGCCCAACGTGAGCGCTTCCATCACTTGCCTTGACGCGGTGCAGAGAGAGGATATTCGCAACTGCGCGATGGCGCTTGGCTATGGGGTTGGCAGAGAAACCGAGAAGAACATTCCGATCATCGGCGGCGTGAGAGACTGGATACGCGAGATCGGAATTGCTGGACATGGATCAAGAACGAAACGAGTGCCAGGCTTCGTATTCCAAGGGTCCGCAGAACAGGTCGGGCATTTCATCGGAGCTTATTTCGCGTGCGATGGCAGTATCAATCGGCGCGGCAACGTCAGGGTAGACGCTTGCGTCGAAATTTACTCGATCAATCGAGATCTGCTAGCCGACGTTCAGCATTTGCTCTTGCGCGTCGGGGTACAGTCCAGACTAAAGTTGAAGCGCGCCAGCTCCAATAATTTCACGAACGGCCCGATTGTCAGTTGGCGTCTCGGAATAACCAGTCAGGACGATGTCGCTAAATTTGTCGAGAGAGTGCCCTTACATAGCGTGAAGAAACAGACGCTACTCGATTGGGGAGTCGCGCGGCAGAGGTTCGATTCACAACTGCTTCCGGATAAGATCGAAGCAATCGAACCCGCCGGCGAACTACCATGTCGCTGCTTCACTGTCGAAAACGATCATACGTTCACCGTCGACGATCTAGTTGTCCACAATTCTCAGATTAGCACTGTCAGTGGCGTACCGTTCTACCTCGGCAATCATCCCGGACATTCGGCAATGACGCTCTCGTATGGCGACGACCGAGCCCGCGAGTTCGGCTCAGACGTCAAGGACGTGTGCCAGAGCACGCTGGGGCGCGAGATATTCCCGGGCCTCGAGCTGACCAAAGATTCCAAGTCTATCAAGTTCTTCAAGACCGATCAGGGCAACCGCTACTACTCCTACAGCTTTGCCAGCATCGGTGGCGGCGTCCACTTGGATTTTCTCGGCATCGACGATCCAGTCAAAGGCATGAACGAAGCCGAATCCGAGTCGTACATGGAGCGCACGATCAAGAGCTACACCAGTGTCGTGCGCAACAGAATGAAACCGGGCGGCATCATTCTGGCCAACCTCACCCGCTTCTCGCTGCGCGACTGGGCGGCGCGCGTTCTCGAGGCCGAGGGCAACGAATGGGACGTGCTCACTATCCCGGCCGAGAACGAAAACGGCGAGTACCTGTGGGAAGAGTACAAGGGCAGGGACTTCTACGAGAACGCCAAGCGCGACACCGATACGTGGTGGGCCGTCTTTCAGGGGCAACCCAAGGCCTTCGAGTCGCATTGGTTCCGAGAGGAGGATTTCCTCTACTACGACCAGAAAGAACTCGACCCGAAGTGGGCACGCTACATGATCTGCGATCCTGCCTCGTCCACACATCGGCGCGCGGATAGGACCTCGATCCTGGTGGTGGTCGCCGGCCCCGAGCGGCGCGTGTTCGTCGTCGACTGGATCTACGACCGGCTCGATCCCGGGCAACGCGCCGACGCGATCGTGCAGTTGCTGCGCAAGTGGAAGCCGCGCCGCTTCACCTACGAACAGGTCGGGTTGACCAACGACACTTGGTATCTGAACGAACGGCTCGCCAAAGAACAGATGCTCCACATGCGCCCGACGCCGGTGGGCAAAGTGGGGCAACGCGCCCACATGAGCAAAGAGGCGCGCATCGAGGAACTGAAAGAAGACCTGTTCAATCACCGCATCTACTTTCCGTACAAGCTAGAAAAGACGCTGGCCGGCGGCGAGAAGATCGACGTCATCCAGACCTTCAAGCAGGAGGAGTATCTCCCCTACCGCGGCAAGGACTCAGTGCCGCGAGACGACGGACTCGATACGCTATCGCGGCTGCACGATCCCGAACTGCGCCTCGATTTCATCAAGCCGAGTCTGCCAGGGCATCGCCTGCGGAACCGTGTGCTAAGCTGGGAGCTGACGTATGGCTGACGACAAGTTCACACTCGAGATGCTCGATCACCTCGTCGAGCAAGCCAGGCAGACGGCACACACGAAGTGCGAGTACATCTGCTCGCGGTGCGGCGCCTTCACCAACGAAGTGATACACCGCTGCGGAGGCCCTACACCCGATCCACGATCCTCACGCCCCCGTAATCGGGAAAGCGAATGAGCCGCGCCAGCGTGCGGCGCCAGTTGCTGCCGATGGTCCAGCCGAGCATTGATCCCGCATCGACTATCTTGTGGTCGCGGATCACAGCGAAGTCGGAGTAGCGACCCACCGAGATCCAGACGCGAATGCCGTGACGAACAGGGTTGCGGTTGCGTTTGCGGGGCACACGGAGCACAACATGCCTTCTGGCACATCACTGGTTTGCACGGCAAGTCTGTGGTAACGGCGTGAAGCGGTAACGCCATAATGCCATCGACGCCAGTCTTTCAATCAGACAAGCTCGACGTTGGGGAACGACTCGACGGACGCTTCCCATTCGGCTTTGGCCCAGACCCCGACAATTCCAAGATTCTCGACGATCAGTTCTCGAAGGTAGATTGGATCAGACGCGAAATCAAATCCGCCGAAGATCATGTGCTCGCATTCCGTGCCAACGCCCGCGAAGCCTGTGCGTTCGTCGCCGGCGATCAACTCGACCGTGCCGTGCGCCAGGAGTTCAAGGCCCGCGGCAAGCCTGACACCGCGTTCAACGGTGTACAGCGCTTCGTGCGCCGCATCGCTGGCCTGGAGCGCCGCTCGCCGCAAACATTGCTCTGCACCCCCAACATCATCGAGAGCGAGATACAGTCAGCGTTCGGAGACTTTCTGACTCAGGCCTACGACTGGGTCATGCGGCAGTGCATGGGGCACTTCGAGCGCTCGCGCGCTTTCGAGGACATGATTAAGACCGGCATGGGCTGGACCGATTGCTTCCTGGATCGGCAGCGCGACCCCAAAGGCCTCGTGCGCTTGAAGCGCGTGCCGTGGGACGAGATGCTCTGGCCCGACTGTGGCGACGAAAACTTATCGACAACTCGCTGGCGCTGCCGCGAATCACTCATCGACAAGTCGGACGCTCTGCTGCGATGGAAGGACTTTGCGCAAGAGATCCACACGGCGGCCTCGGCCAAGAGCGCCTTCGCGCTACCAGTGGCGGCCTCGCAAGTCGTTTACACAGTCGACTACATCGAGACCGAAAATCAGGACATCAAGTGGAGCACCATGCCGGAGAAGAAAGGCAAGGTGTGTGTCTCCGAGTTCCAGTGGTTCGAGGACGAGGAAGGCTACAGCTTCCAGGATCCGGTCACGCAGCAGGATACGTGGCTGTCGACCTCGGACTATCGCAGCTACCAACGCCGCCTCGAACTATTTGCTCCGAACGTCAGATTGCTGCGGCAGCCTAACACCAAGCGCGTCTACCGAGTAGCATACTTGCTCGATCGCAAGACGATGCTGGGCGAGCCCACGCGGCTCCCGGGCGACCGCTTCCGCTTCAACTGCATGACGGGGCACTGGGACGAGGACAAGCGGCAGTGGTATGGCTTCGTGCGTATCCTCATCGACCCGCAGAAATACGCCAACACGTTCTTTCGCCAACTGCTCGAGATCAACTCCACCACAGCCAAGGGTGGCGTCATGGCGGAAAAGGACGCCTTCGACGACGACAGTATGCGCGAGGAGTTCACCACCGAGTTCGCGCGACCTGATGGCGTTCCGATCGTGTCCAACGGCGCGCTCAAAGAGGGCAAGGTGTTGCCAAAGCCGGTCGGACAAATTCCGCCGACCACGATGGGCATTCTCGAGTTCTGCACGAGGGCGATGGACGAAGTCACCGGGCTCAACACCGCCGCCGAGCTCCAGGCCGAACAGTCTGGCACTACCATGCGACAGCGACAGCACGCGCAGACCGTGGTGCTCGCCAACGAGTTCGATTCGTTGTCGCGCTATCGCCTGGAGGACGAAGGTCCCGTGGTCTTCGAGCACTTGAAGCTGATCGCCGACAACAAGCGCATGGTGCAACTGGGCGGCCAAGAAGCGCTCAAGGTAATGCCGCTGTTCAAGCAGCCCTTCTCCGTCGAGTACGAGCTGATGCTCGACGACACCGAGAACGATCCGAACATGCGCCAGCAGTACGCCGCGATGATGATGGAAGCTGGCCCGTTCCTATCGAGGCAAGGTTTGTTCGTGCCCGAGATGTGGTGGTATATGCCTTGGCCGTTCAAGGTGAAGCGCATGTTGATCGGAGCGATGAAGGCACAGACCGAAGCTGCACAGCAGGCCGCTGCTCAAGGCATCAACCTGCACGGCCGAGGCACGCCGCGCGATCCGAACGAGACCGCCGCCCGCATCGCGGACATCACCGCACGCGCCGAGCTGCACAAGGCCAAGGCCCAGAATCTAGCGAATCGCTCGCAACAGGAAACGGCGCAGACGCTGGTTGATGAGATGAACGCCCGTAGGCAAGCGAGCCTCGAGGCGGACCGTACCCAGGTAGATCGTGAACGCCTGGCGGTAGACCGAGAGAAGCTGGTGCTCGATCACCACAAGGCCAAAGCGAAGACCATCGTCGAGATGATGAAGGCAATGAGTCAGCGCGGCAATGGCGGCCAATCGCCGAGAGACGAATAGGAGTCGAACAGATGGCAGACGAAGTAATCCAAGGCCCAGGCGAGACACTCACCGATACGCTCAGGCCGAGCCAGCCGTCGGCATTGCCGATCGAAGTAGAGCCGCGAATCTCTGCCGAGTCGCTCGCCGATCGTGCGCCCGAATCGCCCGTACGTCCGCCTGCCGAGCCATTCAAGCACCCGCTCGAAGCGATGTTTGATGGCGAAGAGAAGGCAGCGCGCAAGCCCGAAGACCAGATCAAGCACGAGACCACCGATGCGCTGGCAAACACAGCGGCCGAGGTGAAGCCGCCAGTTGCGCCGCCCGAGATCCCTCCTGCTGCTCCCGCCGAGCTGACACCACCGAAAGAAGCAGCGCCGGCCGTTCCACCGTCGCCCAAGGTCGAGCCGCCCAAGGTCCAGACCGAAGCAGAGAACCGAGCTTTCGCTGAAGCGCGCCGCGCAGAGAAGGCGCGCAAGGAGGCGATGGAGGAGCTGCAGCAGGAGCGGGGCCGCCTGCTGGCGATGGAGGCCGAGCGCCAACGCTTCCTGCTCGAGCAACAGGCGCGGACGCAACAGGAACAAGAAGGCGTCTATCAGCCGGAACCCGATCCCTTTCAGGTCCTGCAGTCTGAAGTCCAGCAGTTGCGCCAAGAACTCGCAACCAAGTCGCTCGACGATCAACTCAATACCCAGGCCACCGTGTTCCAGCGCGAGCACCCCGACTACAACGAGGCGCTGCAATACTACATCGCAGACGAACGCCGGGACGCCGAAGAGTCCGGCGAGCTCGATGTCGTGGCCGAACGTGTGCTCGCCGTAGCCGCAGACCGCGTTGCCCACTTTGCGCAACAGCAGGGACTTACCAGAGCGCAGGCAGCGCGGGAGATGGCAGTCGGCGTAATCTTCGAGAATCGGAAGTCGGCGCTGGTTCAAGCCATGCAGCGCACCGGGAAAAGCGTGGTCGAAACAGTCTACAACAGGGCGCACCGGCGCGGATTCAGGCCAGCCAGTAACGGCAATGGCGCCGCCGCCACGCCCGAGATACCGGCTGCGCCGGACCCGATGATCTCAGCAGTCGCGCAAGTCGAGCAGGAGCAGCGTCGCGGCGCCAGCGAGTCGCTCTCGACGATGCCGCGGTCCAACGCCACCCCGCCAAGATCGTTCATGTCTCGCAACGAGGTCATGTCGTACCTGCAGACACTCGACGTCCGAGAAGCGGACAAGTTCATGGATTCGATGGATCGCAAGGATCCACGATGGATGGAGAGGCTACCAGGATGAAACTACTACGGCTTGCGGTCATTGTTGGCGTGCTGGCGCTTGCCGGTGCGTCGTTTGGTCAGACGGCAACTCCGACCGACACTCCCACGATGAGTCCGACCAGTACCCCAACCAACACGCCGACTCGTACCCCTACCATCACGCAGACACCAACACGCACACCGACTCGCACCATCACGCCAACGTGGACACCGACCCGCACCCCTACTCATACGCCAACCATCACGGCTAGTCCGACCTGGACGCATACCCGAACCCCTACGCTCACTTTTACCCCGACCGTCACACAAACCCCGACCGTCACACCGACCCCGGGGTGCGCGACCAGCGACCCCTACAACTTCCCCAATTTGATTCTGTGCGACTCGACCTGCACTGCCCCGACGCCGTGCCCGTTCGGCAACTACGTTCCGGCAGCGAACGACATCGGGCCGCGCAAGACCTGCTCGTGCGAGGTGCGAGATCCCACGCCTGTCACGGTGGGCATCTACGCGATTCCGCACAGCGGATACTGGGCCGGCACGCCGATTCCGCTGCCGACCATCGTTTGCCCGGGGGCGTTCGGCTTCGACGACACTTACGATCAGGTGACGGGCAAGATTCTCTCGGGTGCTGGCCACGCGACCGTCTATTGCGACAGAGTCCCGAACGCTGTCGTACCGCTTGCCAAGTGACATCGCATCGAGAACACAAAGAAGAGCACACATGGAACCCATTAAAATCGAGATAGTAGATGAGACATCGGGCGCCGGTCATCGTGCCACTGGCAAAGTAATCACCTTGAAGTGAGCACTCTTAAGGGACATCGCTCGGGAGTCGCTCTCCTCATGACGGTCATCCTGGCCGTGCTGTTGGCGGGGCGGGCGCTAACGCAAGGCCCGGTAGGCGGTGACGTTGACCCCATCATCGACGCCGAGCCGGTGGACAAGGGCGAGCCGACCGAGACGCCGACGCCGGAACCGCCGCCGACTCCCATTCCCGTCGCCAACGAGGCAACCCTGCCAGCGTGCAATGGGAGTGTGCTGCCGTGCGAAGTTGCGGAGAAGCGCACCGCCCGAACAAAGACGTTGCAGATAACCGACACGATATTTCGTCAGGTGGCTGCAACCGAGCCGCTGCACTACGCGGACAAGCAAGGCATCTTCCAGAAAATTGACCCTGCGTTCGTAAACGAAGGGACCGACAAGCTGGCGGAAAAGTTGCCCTACGCAGCGCGGTTCAGCGATGCAGGGTTGACGCTGGCGGACAACGAGGGCACCGGCTCGATTACGTTCGCGCTGCCGAAACCTGGGTCGGTAGTTACCGACACTGCGGCGGTCGCAGCCACCACCGAGGGTGGGCTGGCGTGGAAAGTGGTCACGACGGCTACCGGGGTGCAGTTCACGTCTGAGCCGGTTGCCGAGGCACGCGGAGTCACGGAACAGCGGTTGCCCTACGTAATTGGTGGTGATTGGGTCGCAGCGGACCTACGCGAAAACGGGCAAATCGGGTTTGGGCCAAACTGGCGCTTCTCCGTTCCGAAGATGATCGGTGCTGACGACATTCCGTACCCGTGCGCGTGGCGTCTGGACAAGGGCGCTTTCGTCATCGTGTGCGACGACGCCAAGCTGCCGCCCGAGGCGTACCCGTACCGAATCGACCCGACCGCTGGCCCGTCGCTATCGGGGGCTTGCTCAAACAGTGCGGCTTACGGCACCGTCGCATGGTCTACGCCAGAGGAAGCCCAAGACAACGACAACACCTACGCTGTTGCTACCAACATCGACAGCACCAACACCTCCCAGTACCTAGTCTGCAATACGTTCGGATTCACAACGACGGGCACAGTCGATTCGTGGAGCTGCACCTACGAGCGCAAGTGCTCATCACAGACGACCACGTTCTGTCGGGACGACCGGGTGCGCGGCGTATGGTCAACCGTTAGCGAAACCGCAGACGCCGCCACGGCAACAAACTGGCCTACGACCGCAGCAACCGAGGCGCATACGCTCGCCATCGCCTCCGTGGGCCAAGGTGCTGTCTCAGAACTGGACGTAGGACAAACGGGCTTTGGCGTTAAGATGTCCGCGAAAAGCACGAGCGCTACTGACCGCACTGGCTCAGTCGAGGACATGCAGTGCAGCGTCACGTACACCACGAGGACGTTACCGTACTATGTCGGCACGTTGGGCGAAGGCGCCACATTTTCAACGGTCACATCGTGCGACCTGACCTACTTCAACACGCCAGCCGCCAATGACGTGATGGTGGCTGTTATCCGGGCAGACAACACCGCCGCCGATACAATCACCCCACCCGCTGGATGGACGCAGTTTGGTGGCTACTGCGACAACGGATTTCGGCAGGCCCTATTTTGGAAAACGGCAACCGGCAGCGAGACGACAAGCGGCGCGTTCTCGTGGTCTACGGCAAGCGTCTACCACTGCCGTGTATCCGCGTACCGATTAGCGGACCCGATCACCCCTATCGACGCAGCATCCTGCAACACCACGGCGGCGGGGTCTACGCACACAGCCACACAGATTACCACGACCAAGGCCAATGCGCTCGTGGTCACGGTTTTCAGCATTGATCTGTATGGCGCAACAAATAGCTGGACTCCACCAACCGGGATGCAGGAGAGGCAGGACTATTACTACTCTGCCAACTCCGAGGTTGAGCAAGCGTCTGCGGGAGCGACGGGGAACAAATCCGCGACGCAGGCAAACGCGACTCCCGTTGGCGTGGTTCACATCTTCGACCTGATGCCAATTCAACCGACCCCGACGACCGCGACCTTCACACCGACACCGACGCCGACACCGACGGTCACCGAGACACCGACTCAGACTCCTACCATTACCCAAACCCCGACTCTCACGCCGACAATTACGGATACTCCGACCCAGACGCCTACCATCACCCCGACACCGACCGAGACTCCGACGGTGACAGATACACCGACGACCACCCCGACCAATACGCCGACCAACACACTCGTACCGGGAGTGCCGACTTATACGCCGACCAACACACCGACGATCACGGACACCCCAACGATTACACCGACCGATACCTATACCCCGACTCAGACTCTAACGTCTACGCCAACCATAACACCCACCATCACTGATACTCCGACGCGGACCCCCACAAGCACGAATACGCCGACCGAGACGCCGACGAACACAGGGACACCGACTCAGACCCCTACCATCACGCAGACCCCGACGATCACCCCGACAATCACCCCCACGGTCGGGGGAAACACCCCTACGCCCACCCCGCTCTTCGCGTGTTGCCAGGACACCGCTGCTACGCCGAGTCCGTGTATCAACGTAAGCTCGAACGACTCGTGCCCTGGCGGGTACAACAAGCACCTCGGACTTGTGTGCGGTGGAGGAAGCGTTTGCACGACGCCGACGCCGGTCTCGGGGACTTCCACCCCGACTCACACCCCGACGATTACGCAGACGCCGACAATTACCCCTACCCCGACGCAAACACCGACCTTCACCTGTGGGCCGCTTGTGGACAACCGCAACGTCCCTAATCTGTCGCTGCAGGGCGCGACGTGCGTAGCCACCCCTTGTCCCTTCGGCACTCCAGTTCCTGCCGCCAACGACTTCGGCCAGTACAAGGTGAGCTCCTGCGACGCGAGCGGGACCGCCAGCATCGTCACCTACTGTCTGCCCCACACCGGACACTGGGCTGGCACTCCGATCCCGGTCGGTAGTCCAGTTGCGTGCCCAGGGAGCCAGAGCTTCCGCGACACCTATGAGCAGTGCATGCAGCGGATCGTGTCGGGCACCGGCATCGTGTGCGGACACATCGACAGGCTCCCGGACGCCGAAGTGAAGCTGCACAAGTAGGGCAGTCAGCTTGACATACGAAGTGCTGCGGGAGTAGGGGTAAGCCTCAGTCTCCTGGTGGCAACCTCACCACCAGTCGCACCGCGCTCGGCACACAACCGCCACCTCGGCCCCCCCTTGGTGGCGATTGTGTTTGTGGCATTCGATTGACAGTGCCCGTCACCGAAGCGTATAGGCGGCACAGGCAACACTCGCGGACATGGGCCGCGCAAACAACCATGCCCCGGTAAGCTGACGCACCGAACAACAAGCCGTCAGACGAGTTGGTCGACTCGGCCAAAACGATCCCTTCGGGCATCCGGCGAGCCTGTTTCAATCGCAGGGCAACCCGTAGCTCTTAGAGAGGATCTCTCATGGCTGAAACTACAGTTCCAGCAAATGATCCCCTGGCGGTCATCGCTTATAGCAAGCGGACCTTCCAGCAGGCGATCATGCAGACCACCGCTGCCAAACTCATGGCGGTAGGTCTCGATCCACGCGATCAATCCAACTTCTGTCAGTATTTCGACGAACTGACCAAGGGACCTGGCGACACCGTTCGCTACGACCTCGTCCCCAATCCGTTCGGCCCTGGCGTCCTGGGCGACCAGCCCGTCGCCGGTCAGGAAGTGCGGCAGCAACCTTTCCAGGATCAACAGACGGTCCCCGCAGAGAGTAATCTCTGTGCGTAAACGATGTGAACTGCTGGAACATCCCACCGCGTGGTGATAACGACATCGCACCATGAGCGAGGACAATCAGCAGCCAAGCCCGAATGAACTCAGAACCTGCAAAAAGTGCGGCGATACGAAGCCTCTACGCAAGTTCCACGAAACTCGTGGGCGTAACGGGAAGGTCTATCGTCGCCACGCTTGCCACAGTTGCGAGAACGCAAGGCAGGCAGAGTGGATCCGAGAGTGGAAACGGAACCACTGGAACGACGAGCGCCGCCTCGCAAACAACGCCTCGATCAAGGCTCGCTACTACGCTCTGCGCGCCGAGGTCATCGAAGGGTACGGAGGTAGGTGCGAGTGCTGCGGCGAGCGCAATCCGAAGTTTCTCGCGTTCGACCACGTCAACAATGACGGCAAGCGGGTTCGTGGCAAAGTCCACCCGAACAGCGGAACGCCGCTACTCTTGTGGATCAAGGCCAACAACTACCCAAGCATGTTGCGGCTCCTGTGCCACAACTGCAACATGGGTAGAGAGTTCAACGGGGGCATCTGTCCCCATCGGGAAGGTTCAGAGGCCATTCCTACGGGAAGTACAGCGGAAGTCTCTTCATCTGCCGCTGGAAGTGCATCGCATCCTCAACTTGGGGATGATGATATGGTCCGCTCCCTGCAGTAATGCAGGGCTGCCGCCGAAAGGTGGCGCTCGTCGCTGTGACGCGCGACGGGGAACACAAAGGATTCTGCGAATCGACCAGCAGAGGCAGCCGATCTTGATTGTCGGCCGCATGTCGCAGCAGAGAGTTCCGTACTCCATGCGCGACAACGCGAAGACTGGCCTCGCCAACTGGGCAAAGACAGTCATCGACTACGGCTTGCTCAACCAGCTCGCAGGCAACACCCACCAAACCAATCTGGCCTACACCGGCAACAACGCGCCGGTCGCGCCGGATACGGCGCACTGGATCTACTCGAACGGGAAGCTGTCGGAGAATGGCGGCACGCCGCTCACGAGTTCCGACACACTCAACGTGAAGCTCATCAACCAGTTCGTCGCTCTCGCACAGGGCACGCTCGACATTCCGATCAAGCCGGTAGTCATCGGCGGGATCGAGGTGGCGGGGATCCTGTTCATTCACCCGCTGCAGGCCCGCGACCTCCGCAACAACTACACGGACGGAGAGTGGGGCAGCATCTTCCGCAGCTCCCTGCAGGGCGGCCAGGTTCAGGGCAACCCGATTTTCACAGGGGCATGGGGCATGATCGGCAACGTGGTCATCCACGTCGATGCTCGTGTGCCGTGGGGTGACGACACGCAACTGCCGGTGTTCGACTCGAACAGCGGTCAGTACGTGACGCGACCGAACTCGCTGGGCGTCACCAACGTGGCTCGCTCAGTGTTCGTCGGCGCTCAGGCGTGCGCGTTTGCGTGCGGCGCTGAAGAGGGTCCGCTCAATCAGCCCTTGAGAGTGCAGTGGTACGAGGAAATCCTCGACGCAGGCAACCAGTTGCGCGTCACCGCTGGTCTCATCTGGGGCGTCAAGAAAACCATCTTCAACAGCCGCGACTACGGCGTCGTAGCCGGCAGCACCTGGGCGCAGGTCTGAGGAAAGGAGGCACAGATGTCCACGGCATACGCATATCTCGCAGACGACTACCTCGATCCGATGCCTCAAGCGTCCAACGCTGGCGGGATCGAGCTTTGTCGCAATTTCCGCATCAACATCGCAACCGCGCTGACGAAGTCGGGCAACACGGTGTTCCCCTACGTGGGCGACACCATCAAGCTGTGCATCATCCCCGGCACGATGGGGATTCTGGTCACGGACTGGTTCCTCGACGTGCCCGACTTGGACAGCGGCAACTCCACGGTCGAACTGAAGCTCGGCGACGACAGCACCGTCGACAAGTTCATGGTGGCCAACACGGTCGGACGGGCCGCGGGCAAGGTCTATATGTTGGCGACCGGCGTCCTCGGTGTCGTACCGTGCGCGTACAAGCCGGACGGCACCGTCACCAAACGTGGGGACAACAACCTCATTCTGACCTGTTCTGCCTCTGGTGACGCCACCACCGGCGTTCTCAAGGGCTGGATGCGCTACGTCCAGTACGGGGTAGCCACGCTGTTCTGAGCGAGGTGACACATGCCACGTCCGTTTTTCTATCCTGACGGCTACTGCGGCGGTTCCGAACTGCCCGATAGCCTCGACATCGACCGGATGGTCTACCCGGAGAGGCCCAAGCCGGTCGAAGTCGATTTCAACTTCAGCGAGCCTTACGAGCAAGCAGTGGCTCGTCGGGCGGCGGCCGAAGCCAAGCAGGAGCATGACAACTTCGAGCGCGACCGCCGGCTCGAAATCACAATCGGTTCAGCGACGGGGCAGAATCCGGGGCCGCCTCGCTCAATCGGCAAGGGAGGTAAATGATGGACCAGAAACAGTACAGGAGCCTGACTCCTGGAATGCGTCCCGACCTGCAGCAGCAGGACTCCAAGGGTTTCCAGACCACCGTCGATATGGTGACGGGTAAGGGCGATCGGGAACTCGCAATGGAGTGCGGCGGCATCGAAGTGGGCAGCAACTACGATGCGACTGCGATGGGCGAAGAGTACCGCGCGGTGTCGTACACCGAGCAGGTCGCCATGCCGAACGACATCGGCGGCGCGAAGAAGAAGTAGTAGGAACATCCACAACGGCTGGGGCGCGTCAGCCGTCAACCAACGCGCACTACTTCTCCACGGGAGGATTCGATGAAAGAAGGCGCAGGCAAGACCAACGTGTCGGGCAAGGCTGGGGCGAAGAACACCGAGGGCACTGCCAAGCGCCCGACTCAGCACTACCACGGTGGCTATCCGCTCAGAGATGGCTCAGGTACGCAGACGAGCGAGAACGAAAAGAAGTCGCAACCAAAGACCATGCGCTACAGGTAGCCATGTTCACAGCGCAGCAGCGGTGTACCGCGATCGTCAGCCTGGACTTGCTGCCGATGTTCTGTGCTAGGTGTGAACACGCTGGCGGCGACGATTCTGGCGTTGTGATGGTAGGCCATACGGTCGCTTCGCTGGTGGGCACCTTCATGTGCCAGAAGTGCATCAACGAACTCGGGCACGGCAGGGAGGCGAGCGCGTGAACCTCGGTGAACTCAAGCAGCAAATAGCGACCCGCCTCAACCGATTCGACCTACTGACCGCGGTTCCGCCTTCGACTATCCCGATCATCCCAGCGATGGTGAGCGACCGCATTCTGTTCTTTCAGCGCTCGCTCTATTCGCCGTCGCAGACGACAGACTACTCGATTGTCTGCATTCCCGGGCTGAACCAGTATCCGCTCAACGTGTACCCGGCGCTGGTCAACGTGCAGTCGATCACCAACATTCGGCTGCTGCTGAACAACATCTGGATTCAACTCCGTTGGGAACCCTTCTACTCGCAATTCCTCGAGGTCGACGTCATCAACCCACCGTTGCAGACGTTGCCGTCGCGCTGGCATGTGCGCGGTCAGATGTTGCGCATCTTCGCAGCACCGAACCAGCCGTATCCCCTCGAACTGACTTGCAGCGCAGCGCCGCCGGAACCAGCAACCGACATCGACTCGAACTGGTGGACGCTGTCTGCGGCAACCCTCTTGATCGAAGCCTGCTGTGCTGAAATCTGCCGGACCACGTTGAACGACGACGCGCGCAGCACTCAACACGAGTATGCAGCGCAGCGCGAGAACCGCAGCCTGCAAGACTACACGCGCCGGCTGAGAGGCCCATTGCGAATGAGGCCGTACCGCTGATGCCGTTCAACTATCAAAAACGAAAGCCGCTGAACTTCGCGCCGGATGGCGATTCGCTGACGCCAGACATCCTGCTCGACGGCAACGACTTCTATCCGACGCCGGCGGGGCTTCGCACGTTGCCGAAGCTGATCCAGCAGAGCGAACGGTTCCCGCAGCCGGTCAGGGGATCGACGGTCGTGACATTCGCAGGGTCGACGGGGAATGAACTCATCGTCGCAGGTAGCTCGAACTATTTGGGGGTGATTCTCGCGCAGAACCTCGGCGATCCCAACGTGCTCGTGGCTTGGGGAGCCCAGGACATCGGGAATCCACCGAACACCAGTCTGCCCCTTGGCGTCGCGCGATGGCGCTTCGCGTTTTACAACAATCAGGTATTTGCGGTCGATGGATTGCGAGCGCCCTATGTGGCCGATGCTACCGGGCTCAGCATCAACCCGTTGGCCGCATGGGATCCGCTCGCTGGCAATCCCCCGATCTCCTCGATCGTTGCCAGTTCCGACTACGCGCTGTGGCTGATCGAAGCCAACTCGGCGACCTGGCACGCAACGCTGAATCCGACCAACTGGGTCGACAGCACGCCGAGGCAAACCTCCAGCGCGACGCTGTGGCAGACTCCAGGCGACATCACGGGCGCACGCGCTTTGCGCTCACAGATGGTGCTCTACAAGCGTAACTCGATCTTTGTCGGCTCGATCACAACGCTCGGGTGGGGCTTTCAGGAAATATCGAGACAAACCGGCGCCGTGTCGCACGAGTCGATTGTCTCGGTGCAGGACGTTCACTACTTCCTGGGGCCTGACGACTTCTGGACGCTGGATGGGTACTCGTTGAATCGGCTGCCCAACCAACTGCGGCAGTGGTTCTTCGCGCGAGCGAATCCGGCAGCGCTTGCGTTTGTCATCGGACGCTACGACGAGCAGCGCAACCTGATTTTCTGGCACTA